ACTTAACCCATTAGTTGAAGATGAAGGAACATTGATATTTAATAATGTATTTGTATAAGTAGTACCTATTCCTACGTTACCTCCACCTGTTATTCTTAATCTTTCTATATTATTTGTAGTAAATATTTGTGGTGCATTACTAACTACATTAAAATTCATTCCTGCATAATAATCACCTGCTGATATAGTGTAATTGGTATTTGCAGAACCAAATTGAATTATACCATTATATGAACTTGTTTGAGATACTATAAGTGCTGCTCCTGTATTTGAAGCTGTATTTGAAAAAAATCCTGTTACCCCGCTTAATGCACCCGTAAGCGTTCCCCCACTCAAAGGCAAATAAGTAGATGATGCAGAACTTGTTGTTAAATATGTTGAGTTATCATAGCTAATTGTAGTTCCGGATGCTTTAACAAATCCGGTACCATTAATAGCCGCTTGCTTGTTATTAAAAGTATTCCAATCTGTTGATGTTAAATATCCGTTTGTAGATCCTCCTGCTTGACTTATTCCAATTGCTCCTGTAGTATTACTATAACTAATTGGTGCAGATCCGGATAAGCTCGTAAGGGATATATAACTATTTGGGTTTGTTGCATTATAAGGAGTAAAACCTAAAGCCGTTGTAATATTGGTATTTGTTAAACTAATAACACCCGATGCAACCGATATATTTGATCCTATTACCACTCCTCCCAAAACAGCCCCCGTTGCCTGGGGCAATGTGTAGGTATAGTTTGGAATATTTAAAGTTGATCCAATTAAAGTTGCCGCTCCGCTCGATCCTGTTACAGTTAAACTAATTGCAGATTGTTTACCATTAAAGGTATTCCAATCTGTTAAAGATAAATAACCGCTAGTGCTATTTGTAGCCTGTCCTATCTGTATTACTCCGGTACTATTATTATACGTTACCGGACTAGTTGCGGATAAATTGCTTAAAGTAATATATGCCGAACCGTCTAAAGTTCCGTTAGCCTTTAAGAATTGACTAGAAGTGCCCCCTGAAATAGTTACCGCATTACTAGTCAATCCTCCGGCTGTAATGGTTATACCAATACTCGTTGTAGATCCATTTGTGGTAACCTGTTGCAATGTACCCACCAATGCCGAAGATGTTACATTTGCAACAACCGACCAGGCAGTGCCACTATCTTCAAATATTTGTTGCGTATCTGTTGAAATAAACAAACGACCTGGAATACCGTAATTAGGGCGGTTGGCAAAAATATCCGTATATAATGCCGGAGTATTTTTTTGATTTACGGTATCTAGATTTACCTGGGGCATATATTAAGCGTTGATATATACTTTACGGATAACGACTAAATTTTGTGTTTGGGATCCGCTATTAGTAAATGTTAATTGAAATTGCTTAGAGGTATGTTCACAGCTATTGCCATTAACGGTCATAGACTGATTTATCATTAATGGTACACTTTCCACGTTTGCCGTGGCCGTTCCTAAATTTAAAAAGGTTATCTCATTGCAAGCGCTGTCAATATAGCCCGCCTGGGAATAGCTTATAAAAATTACGTCGTATTCTAATTGTGCCATAACCAAAGGTTAAAAAAGTGATTATATTGCGTGTATTCTTTTTGTTGCTATATATCCTACAGATGACGAACAGCTAGAACAATTACAACAACTGCTGCAATATCCGGAACTTCCCTTATTTGTTGCCGGTAAGTCGCTAACAGTTAATGGAGTTGGAACTATTTGTAATTGCCCTGAACTTTGTTCTGCACTTAAATAAGATCCGGTTGGTATCGTAGTCGTTTGTTTTATTATCGGTGTTGTAATTGTTGTTTTATTACGCATAAAAAACCACCAAAACAAAAAACCTCCACCAACTAAATACAATATGATATTATCTTTTTTCATATTAAAAATCTAGTTCTAGTGGATCAGTTGGCGTAAAACTACTTTGTAAATCCAATGGAGACGATGGATTTAAATCCAATGCCGGAGACGGTGGAAGTTGAATACTTGAATAATCCAATGTAAATGGCTGCTGCGTTGGTTGGCTTACCGTAGTTGCCGGAGTAAAACTAGTTACTGTTGGCGTTGGCGTAAATATTTTTGATACGCTTTGGATCAAACTAGTAAGGCTACTAGATTGGCTTACAGAATTACCGGAAGCCAAAGGTTTAACCGTATTTGTTCCTGTAGTTGTTGGCACAGGACTTTTAGGCTTAAGTAAGTAGTAAGCTAAAATAACACCCCCGCCAATTAATAATATTTTTTGTGTGTTTTTATTCATAAAATAAATTTAACTAGTACTTACTATATCGTCAATTGATACATAATATTTGTTACTATCACCAAAAAGCCTAACTACTTCATAATTTGATTGAGAAGTACTAAGCCATCCATCCGCTAATACTGTACCGCTAGTTATTTTATATACATACTGCATATCGCTAGCTAACAGTTTTGTTCCATCCCTAAGTGTTACCAAAAAATCTGCATCCGGTGATTTTTCCGGTACCGGATTTGATACACTAACTGTTCCTGTTTTCGTGGGCGGTTTAAAAGCAAATAACAGAACAGCCGCCGCGAATATCCAAAAGATAATATTTTTATCATTTTTTTTTGCCAAAGTCTTTTATCTTAGGGTAAATAATAATTGCCGCTATGCCAATTGCTATCCAGGGTAAATAAGTAGATATACTACCAAAAAAATTTGATACACCGGATCCTAAATCACTTAATCCCTCTGCAATCTTTTGACCTATTGGGGGTGTTGAGTCCACAACAGTCAAAGAAGGTGCACTTAAAGTAAAATTATTTAACGTCTCTGTCATTGACGGAACCGATAAACTATATGGATCATTTAAAATATAAAATGGCTGCTTTGTTAAATCGTTATCTGGGTATATCTGCCAATAAAAATCTGTTGTTCCATCTTGACTTTTAACCCAACTATCTATGTTTCCAATATCAGAACCGCCCACAAAAGTTGATACAAGGGAACTTCCTAATGACGGTAAGCTATACGCCAAAACGGTAGATGTAGCGTATAGTTCATGTCCTTGAAAATCCCCTGGGTAATTAGGCATAAAATATTATTTCATAAACGATAAAAGCATATTATACTTACTGTCGTCTATTTTAGACAAATACAATAAATGATCTCCATAATTTGGATCCCTTTGAGAAAGCAATACTAAAGCTTCTGCTGCCTTATGCTGTTGCTCGTCAGGAGATCCAGGTATTCCGGCTAAAGCCATCGGATTATTACCTCCCATAGCTCCGCTAAGTCCTTTTGTAAATATTCCGGATATAGCCATAATAGCCAACTCCTGAAATTTTTGATTTTCTAAAATAGATCCCAAAAATCCCTTTTTTTCCGGCTCCGGCTCATCTTCAATTTCTGACGCTGATAGTTTGCTTAAAATTGCGTTGTTCGTTTCTGTCATTTTACGAATTGCCTCCGTAAGTGCCGGATCAGTTTGCTGCGTTGGTATCATACCCATACCATACGGAAGTAATCTTTCAGCCTTATTTAACTGGAAAACAATTTGTGTAGCCTCTGCGGCATCGCTTACCATTGCACTCGCTTTTTTTCTTCCTGGCTTTTTAAAGACCTGGAGTAAATACGCATTGGTGTTATCGGTATTTCCTTTTAGTCCTATTAATGCATCGTTGAGTTTTTCGGATCCTAATTGCTTATCTTCTCCGTCAAAATAATAACGACAATATTCCGGCTTAGGGGATGTGCCCCCAAAAACTTTAAAGTGTATTCCATCCGCTCCCTCATAAAAATCTAAAACAGACTCTACACTAAATAACTCCGGTTTGTATGGTACTGCCATTTTCTTTTATTAAAGGTGAAAAAAGTGTATTAACTACCGATACCATTTGGCAAAGTATAATAAACGCCAAAAGCATAAGCAACATTTGTTGTACTTGGAGCTGTTGGTAATGATACAAAAGACTTCACCCAACTAATAACAATACCGTTAATAATAGGAACCTCAAATACATAAGGATCTGTTGCATTGTTAATATTATTTAATGCAAGCAAAGGAATGTTCCAAACCACTTGCAGATCTCCACTATACAACGTTAAAAAACTTTTTTTCATATCGGAAGCTGCAACCATAGCTGAACCACTCAAAGGAGTTGCCGATAAAGTGTTATATGTGTAAACTTGTATTGCGTTAATCGTAGCGTTACGCAATTGCGGTTGATCCTGAAAATAATATCTGGTAAGCGTTGAGCTTGTAGGCACCGGAATTTCTACCGCTTGATATAATTTTAAACTAAGCATAAAATTTTTTTAATAGTAAAGAATAGGGGGGGAGTGATCGCCCCCCCTCTCGACTCCTATTTTTAGAAAAACAGGAAAACTTTATTTTACACTTGTTACGTTTTGTGCTTTAATACCTCTCCAAATTACCACAATACGGGCATTCGCCTGTAAAGTACTAATTGCACCAGGTAAATTTAAAGACGCCTGAATATTAGATCCACCGTTTAACAGCAAATTAGGCTCTGTAGGGAAAAATCCGTTTTCGCTTGCATCTTGCTGATCCGTAGGAAATACTGATTGGGCTGTTACACCTACACCGTTTTGTGTTTGTGGTACAAAATAGTGGCGGTAAATATCCCAAGTAGGTAACACTTGCTGATTGTTTACAATAATGCTCATTGAGCCATTATATAAAGCAAAAGCCGCTGCCGCTGCTCCCGATGTACTGAAAGCGGTCGGATTGGGATAGCTATACAAAGGGAAGGCTACAGAAGTAGTTGCAGATGGAGCACAAATAAAAATGCCTATCCTTGCAACAACAAAAATATCTTGCAAAGCTAGTCTTTGCTCTGTTGCATATTGCGCCCCGTTTTGAGTATCATTAATCAAAATAGGAACGTGATATTGTGCAAGAGAAGTGCTCATTGCAATTTCTGAACGTAAATATCCCTGTGTTAATACTGCGTGAGAAACGTCATATCCTTGAGAAGCTACAAAAGTTTTTGCGTTCTCAAATACAAGTCTTTCTCCTATTTGGTTTGCCATTGTTTTTATTTTAAAAAGTTAGAATAAAGGTGAAAAAAGTGAACCGTAAACTGTTATATCTTAAGCGGTTAAAACTGCTGCTGATTTGGTATCTAATCCGCTAATAATACCTCTTGGATTCATGTTATTAGGAGCCATGCCAACTCGTCTCATTCCTGAAACAGCCGGAAGTCCACTAACTACACCCAGAGCCTGGAATAATGTTAAACCACCAACAGCAATCATGCCGGTACCTAAACCTTTACCAAACTCGGACTTAACTAATTTTGGAGTTAAAATACCCAATGCAATAGGTACTGCTGCACCAATATATTTTGTATAGCTAGATGTAGAGGTTGAGCTAGCTAAAGTAGAACCTAACATATTGCCGACAAAGCGACCTATTACTGCACCCGCAACAACTGCTGCTGCGTTGGTAGCCATTCCTTGAACACCGCTCATTGAATGTGAGCGACGACGGTGTGTATGTTTTTTGTGATGTTTTTTGCGTGCCATTTGATTTGTTTTTAAATTAATACTAAGTTACAAAAAATTTATTTAGCCAAATAATTTATATGGCTTTTTGCTTCCGATATTTTGTGGAATACAGTACCAAAAGCCACATAAACGTATATTTTTTTCTTTCTTTTGCCATCAGTTAGTATAATAGGCTTTTTTTCAATACTATGACCTTTGTAGTAAATAAATTTAGATCCTTTACGGATTGCTCCAATCATGTGATCGTGTTGAGTTTTTTCAAGGTTATTTACAGCCTTTTTTACTACTCGTATTTTTTTTAATACCGTTTTTTCAGGTATTCTTTTTTTGGTACCTGATATTTTCTTTTTTGTTGATCCAGGTCGTTTTACTTTTTTCCAGGCATCTTTAACGCAATCTGTCCATTTTTTTGATGGAAATTTTTTGTGTATTCTTTTTGCCTCTGCCATTACTTTATGTAAAATTGACATTTTTTATTTTTTTAAAATTAAAAAAAGTACTAACGCCCCTCCGCCTAATAGTAATAAATTGTTATTACTCCCTGTAGTTGGAGATAAAACAGAAGTAGAAGAGGGAGGATTGTAAGTGTTGTATAAATTAAGTAACGCCTGAGCTTGTTGAGGATAACCGCTTTTTGTTATTGCCTGTACAACATAATTAATATCGATATCCTGTTTAATATCTTTTGCATTTAACTGGCTCCAATTCCTTAAAACATTATTAAAGTTTGTAGGACTGCTATTCATATAAGACAAAACATTACTAACAACGCAAGGAATATTGCTTTCTCTGCCTAGCATTAAGTTTTGAATATGACTTGCACAACCCGCTCCTTGTAACCCATTGTCGTACTGATTATCTCCACCATTCCATCCGGTCCAATCACTTGTCTTACAACCCCCTGACGGAAATATTGAATTAATCAAACTAACTAAACCACCCACAACAAGTCCGGATCCTGGTAATGCAATATTTGCTGCTGTAGTTGCTGCTGTTGTACCATACGACTGTAGGCTGCTTAGTATATCTCCTAAACTTTCACCCGATGCGTATATCGGATCCCTGCCTGTAAATCCTGATAATGATACTAAAGCCATTTGTTTTATCTTTTTATCCCTGTAATAACTGGGATATTTTTTTTGATTAAAAAAACTAAGTACCGGATCCACCCAAATTTCTTCTCCTTGCACTTTTAACACACAAAAAACGTGTTGTGGTGTTTTGTCGTTATCATCATAAGATGCAAACCGATAATATAAATCAAAATCTAATAACTCATTTCTTCTAAGTGCATCCAAGCATCCATTGCTAAATAAACTAAGATTTTTGCAATCGGAGCCAGTTTTACCTGTTGCAATAATAGCAGACGGGCTTTTTACTGTTTGGTAAGTTTCCGGCTCGATAACATAACGCACATTTTTTTTCAAGAAATTGAAAACATTTTCTGCTGTTTCTATTACAGAACCTCCAACAAAATAAGGATATATTTGGTCATACTGACTTTCATACTCTTTATGAGTTTCCAGTATTGCTGAAATTATATCCCCTACACTTTGATCGCTAACAATGACTTGCTCATTGTTTTGAAACGGTTTCAATACTTTTAACAATACGTCACTAGATGGCATAATTTACGTCAATTGGTATCGGAATAATATCTGCTGTAATTGTTCCCTTTATTTCCAGGTTGGTTCCCTTAGATAAAATTGTGTTGTAAATATCGGATATTAAACCGCCTAACTGTACGTTAATAGGTAAAACTAGTTGAGTAGTTGTATTTGCTGCTATGACCTGGTTATAAGATGCTAAAATATTTCCTATTGGTTGCCCCTGGCTGTAAAGTGTTGCGTTAATACTGTTTAGTGTTGTAGATGTATTCGTTGGGTTAAGTATATTCAGCGTAAGTGATAAAGTAGGCGTTAAAATATTAGTTGCATCCATTGATACATTACTAATCGAATATTGCAGAGCTTGAGCCATCCTTAATTTAAGCAATACATATATTCCAATACCCCCAACGATTAACCAGGTCGTGAGATTTTTCATGACAATAAAGTTAAAATATTAATTTTTAATTAAAAAAATTATTTTTCATCCGATATATCATTTATTTATATTAGCTTCACAACGCCCGTACGCCTGTAGGGGCGTACAGATGTGAAGCTAAAAATTATAATATGTATTCAAAAAACTTCACTTTTTTCACCTTTGATAGTACATATATGGCATAAAAAAACCCCAACTTTTGTTGAAGTTTGTAGTTCGTTAGTTTTTCGTTATACCAAATATTCCCTTCTTACAAACTCTTTTGTGTTTTTATTGTAAAGGTTATAATATACGGCCCCATTCAATTTTTGGCGGCAAAATCTATCAAAATTTTGGGTGTCCCTTATGTTTCTATACTTTCTGGGTAATTGCTTAAGAAAGGGGCTAAAAAACACTATAGCGGTGTAATATTCGGTATTCATTAGTTGGTTATTTACGGATTATAAAATAAGTATTACCTAAAAAAACTACTCTTTTTATTTTTCTTTCAATCATCAGTTTCATTATCTGCCTAAGCAAAAAGAGGCTTTTATATCCTGTTATTTCCAATAGCTCCCGCATATCTGCTGATTTCCTTTCCTGGATAATAAAATAAATTTTTTGTTTTGGAGTCATAAGATTATTTTTGTTATGAAAAAAGTGATTTAGCCGCTTTGCTGTGGTAATCATTTGTCAGGATCCGGCTTTACTGCTGGATCCCTTTTTTTTGGGTACGTCCGGTCTTTGTTCGTAATTGTATAGCTCATATTTTCCGTTAAAATATTTAATACTAATAGGCTCAAAATCTTCATCCGATCTCATAAACCGGCTACTAATAGTAAAACATTGTTGTTCTTTATCTTTTTCGATCAACAATGTACTTTGAGCGTATCTATCACAAGCAGATCCCAGGTGCCCCAATGTTTGGTTGTCTTTTTTGCCTAAGTGTATTACCGTAATCACTAAAATGTTATATTTTTTCGTGATTGTTTTAAGCCATTGTATTAACTGCCTACTTTCCGCCTCGTCGTTATAATTAATAATAAGATCCAAAAGTCCGTCTATAATAATTACAGAACATTCCGGAGTAATAGTAAGGTAGGTATCAATATAGGATATGATTGTTTTGTGATTATCCTCCCTCACTGCAAAAGCCTCTATAGATGGCGGGATCCGGTTAATATCCAAAAATGACCGGATCCGCTCCATTTGCCTGTAAAAATCGTGATCAGAGCTTTCCGTATCTATATAGCATAACTTTTTACGATTGTCGGGCATATTCAATTTAAGCCCAAAAAAATCCCCAGGGTGTACTGCGGAAGCTACCAAAGAAGATAAAAAAGTACTTTTGCCCGTTTTCGGCAACCCAGTAAAACATACATAATTTTGTAATGATCCTATTAGCTTATTTCCTATCGTTAGTACCTTATAGTCTGTTGGCGGTATGTATTCGGGATTGTATTTTCTGCTCTGTAGCTGTAGTAAAATATCTTCATTTGTCATTGGATAATTTTCAAGGCAGTATCATTTGTTTTATTTATACTTTGTTGTTTTTCTTCAATTAATTTGATAAGCCACTCCGCATCATCCGATGGATTATACCGATCTTCAAATTTAAAATCTTTTCCGCTTGCTATTCTAGAACAGTAAATACTTAAAGTGAAATATTCCAGTTTGGTCATACCTGGAAATGGTGTAACCGCTTGACCTAAATTATCCATCATTGGAAATGCCGGAAATGCTGTTTCATTCGTTTTGTTTTTCATATCGATTGATTATTTTATAAGTGAATTTTTTTAATTACTTCCTCTCTGTGTTGGATTAATTGATCCAGGTTATCGTTTAATAACTTGGTAACCTCCAATTCTAAATTAAACTCAAAATGATCCTGGTTAAGTGCATGGAACATACGCACACCGGCTCCGGATCTTGCAAAAAAATTAATTGATACATTGGAAATAGTAACCCCTTGTAGTATCATATTGATACGCGAAATGTTTCGATCAAGCTTATCCAGGTCGGATAATAAATCTTCGGGAGATCTCCACATTTTGAGAGTCTTTAATTTAGGCATAGCTTGCTTTTTTTAAGTAAATAATCATTTGTCGATGTAATATTTATTCTTTTTTTTCACATTTCAAAACATTTGCCAATTTATTTTTTTAATTAAAGTTTACACAAATAGTCTAAAAATATTTGGAAATAACGAAAAAACCCCCGATATAGAAATACCGGGGGAAATAATCCAAAAATGAAAATATTTATGCTATGAAGCCTATGAAAGAAATAATTGCTTTTCTGCTGCTCTCCTGTTTGCCAATCCTTGATTAAACACATGACCGGCATAAACCCACCTATCAAATTGATTTGCTACCGTATTAATATCGGATCCACTATTAAGCAATTTTAATAAAGTAGAGCTTTTTAGGGCTCCTATACCCTCATTATAAACAAAAGAAGATAAAGCTACCAACTGATTTTGCGTAATAGGTACCGTAACCATTTGTTGTACCTGGGTTAAATAAGATCCAGCTTCTTGTTCCATCCATCTCTCCGCTGTTGCAGCATCCGGAATAGTATCTCCCTCCTGTACCGGTCTGTTAAGGTCCCAATTAAATATAGATCCGTAGCCTATTGTCCAGGTACCATCTCCGTCATCATAAGCCGTAAGTGCCGGAGTATTATCTTCCTCTAACTTTCTTAAAAGTGCAAATAATTGTGCCCCTGCTGTTGTTGCTGATAACATAATAATAGTCGCTATTACTAGTATTAAAATAATATTTGAGCCCTTATATTTCAATCCTATTGCTTATTAGATGCATCCTTTGCAGATGCTCCGGTTAGGAATATAAATAAACTAGATCCGATTACTCCGATTTGTTGGGTTATACCTGTTGTCGAATTGGCTAAAAATCCCAATACAGCAGCAAGGGCTCCAAAAATAGTTGTTTTTGCGTTATTCATTTGTATCGCTTTTTTTTGTTAAATAATCTAACTTTGTTTCAATCCTTGCTAGCTTATCAATAACTTCCATATTGAATTTATTGCTTTGTTTGATATCATCTTCAAGTTGATTTAGGCGTTTTTTGGTAGTTCCAAAAAATGATCCTACAAAAATAATACCGCCTAACCCTGTAATAATAATACCAATATTATTCAGTAGGTTCTCCATCTTTTTTTAATATTAAGTTGGCTATTAAATTGTAAGCATTTGCCGCCTGAAAAGCGGTATCCATGTTAGGAAATATACTACCTTTTACAGCTGCATCAATTACTTGTTTTAAAACTTGCAACGCTTGTTCGTTGTTCATTTGTATTTATTTAAAAGGTTAAAAAAAATTATTCTGTTTGTGCTGTTACTGTTGCAGCTTGTGTATTGTTTGTAATGGGTGCAGGTGGAATATAATCGCCTGTAACAGTTACATTTAATGATTTTGCAATCCAATTCCATGCATCCTGATTAGTTTCGTAATTAGTATAATCAATGCCGGTCATAAATAAATTACCATTAGTTAATTGATTACCTAATGTTAAATCAACATTTTGTAAATACAAGGCAAAATAAAATGTTGCTTGTGTAGATAAATTATCACTAATAACATAAGCATTTAAAATGCTTGCTAATTGTTGTACTCCATTAACCCAAATTGAAATTGGTGTAATTGTTTTCATATAATTATTTTATTTGTATCCATCTGCTGTTGCCATCACTTTGTAGTATAATGGCACCGGTTGCGGCAACCATTGTTAAACTACTTACTGATGTTCCGGCATTATTTATAATAACGTCGCTCCCTGATGTATTGATTGTAATTGTATTGCTTCCGAGTGTTCTTAAAATATATAATCTATTGTTACCAATTGCTGGTTCTAATGTCCATGTATAATTGGTGGAGTTATTACTTATTATTGTTGTTCCTGCACCATTTGCTTGACTTATTGTAAAAGATTGATTAAAAGTTGAGGCATTAAGATACGTTTGCCCTGTAATTATTTGCGAAACTGATGCTGTTCCATTTACTTGTAATTTATAACCAGCGTCTGTTGGTGTTCCTATTAATACATTCCCCACACTTGTAATACGCATTTTTTCACTTCCTCCACTATAAAATGTAGGGAATACATAAGATAATAAACCACCTATTCTATTTTCTCCTGTTACTGAACTATATGTAAATACGGCAGGTACACTAGATCCGGAATCAATAAGACTTAACCCATTAGTTGAAGATGAAGGAACATTGATATTTAATAATGTATTTGTATAAGTAGTACCTATTCCTACGTTACCTCC